CTACTATACCATTACGTCACGCACTTACTAAACCTTCACACTACAACAGATCACTCCACCGTAGCAAAACATAACTAGACCGTACCAGCACAAGACTGAACATAATCTCACAATACCATTACGATATCTGACGATACGCCATCTGACCACACAATTACTGCACTTAGCCTGACATAACTACACCAATACAGTATTGCACCTGACATGATGAAACCATGCATTACCCAGGCAGTGCACCACTAAACCATTACCGCACTTAATGCCACATTACCAATACAATACGATATGTTATTCTACATAACCTATACTCCACTAAACTACACCGATACTAGACTCAACAATACCCTACCTCATATGACTATACCGATACATTACATTACGTTACCTCATGCTACTTCGCTATACCTACACCAGACTTCATTTGACAAAACCATACCAGTACAACTACTATAGATCACAGAGTGATATTACACCAGTATCTTGTTCAGCTATACTCCACTTAACCAGCACTACATCTCACTAGACCAGACCAAACCGATACCAAACTTAACATTACCTTACCTTACCTCTACTTCGCAATACCACACTATACCGTGACAATACTCGATAGCACACTACTCAACCATTACTGCACTGCACCAGATAACACTGTACCAACACTGAACTCAACAATACCCTACCTCACTAAACATTACAACGCCATTGCATACATAAATACACTTAACGTGACCAGATAACACATCACATTATGCAACCAGACCACACCTGCACAGGACAAAACCCAGTATCACAATACCAATACTATATGGAACGAGGTCAAATAACGTCATTATGACACGTTACTTCGCTATACCGATACTTCACATTACTAAACTTTGCATCGCCTTTACAATACTTTACGCCACCATTACGACACTTTACCTCGCCGCTACCAAACCTCACCATACCAACACTAAACGGCACACCATATGACATTACCACAACTGGGCACAATATTACTCTACCCAAACATAACACTATGTGACATTACCACAGCTAAACGCAATATTACTCCATTCCACACGACGGTACAAAACTGTGCCAATACGACATCTCACGTCATAAAACTTCACCGCTACTGCACAGGACAAAACCCAGTATCACAATACCATCACATGACACTAATACACAAAGCTGTACCAATACGACATCACGCGTCACCAAACTTCACCGATACGACATCTCGCGATACATGACCCCACGTTACCAGCACACCACTTGACTATACCATTACGAATGATAATAATATCGGGGGATATACCCCCGACATCATTAATCGTCATCGTCATGATATGGATCTTCAATGATATGATGTATATGGAATTGTGCATTAAACACATCCATTGCAATAGCATGTTCATTGAAATGTTGAGGTTCCACTTTCACAATCTTGGAATATCGGGGTTGTGATTGAATCACATCCATCATGTCAACAGGTTTCGTACGACCGCCTAACCAAGCAACATCGATTTGGTTTGAATATGGGATCCAGTATCGGTGTCCATTGTGTAGATGCCCATGGATGTTCAGGTCATATTTGTTTTGAACAGGTACGTGTGTGAATAACATTCGTTTGTACACAAATGATTCCACAACATATTTGAACCCACATGAACGATAGAATTCATCAGTAAACAAATCATTGTTTCCTTTGACGAGAATCATGTTCATATGTAATGTTTGTAAAGCATCATGCAGTTCTTGTTTGTTTTGGAATTCACCATCGACCAAGTCTCCCAGATAGACAAACAAGTCATCCGGTTTCACAGTATCACGTGTGTTCTGTAATATGGTATTGAAGTCAGAACGTTTATGACAATCAGGTTGGTTCTTTTCATGACGTAACCACAAATGCCAATCTGTTCCTAACCACACATGACCATGTTTCAATGCATGTGATATCATTCCAGATATTTCGGGAGAAGAATCGTTATCAGGATTCTTTAAAGATTCCATCAAACGATCTTCTTTATTGCGTTGCTGTTGTGCGTTCATATCATAACTCTTCCCTTCCGGTGATATTACGGTTTAATCCGTTATTGATTAACTTTCCGTCATATACCATCGGGAAGTAATGGTCGTAATTGGATGACACTTGCACACGCGCACACATTATCCGGTATTCTTCACACCACATGAAACGAATGTCATCCATGGTTAACGGCATTGCGAATACACTTGCACACACAGATGCCAATTCAGACAACAGCTTCTTGGTGTATGCTTTGATGTCATCCACCGGTACATATGTACCAACATACACATCATCAACCGGTACGAAATCACCAATGAACATTTGCACAGTATGAGGTTTACCGTCCTTGAAAATACGATGTGGCGGTAAGTTACGATATGTTTTCAACATGTCGTAAATAATCACCGGCTTACCATCCATCAATGTAATTGAACATTTAACTGCCATGGCAATCAACTCACTTTCTTGTTATTATGATATATGAGATGGGGCTCATGTCAGAGCCCCATTACGTATTTCTGATATTGTATACACCGGAATATTCTTCGTGTGTGCTTTATTTACTTTAGAAGAAGTAAACATTGGATCTGGTATCACAACACATGTGACACGGTTACTCCATGAATCAACCACTTCATATCCCATACCATTTAACATCTTCTTGATGGAATCATCACGTGTACCTGACATGCATACAACACCGCGTGTAAATCGTACCACTTCCGGTTCCAAGAATTTCATATATGGAATAATGGTACGAATATCTTCCCAGCATTCACGAATACCATTCTCGATAGCATTCTTTGTTGCAGGACCAATCGTCAATGTATTCCACAATATTTTATTCAAGAATTCATCCGGAGTATCTCGTGAACACAATTCACGAATATCACGATTCATTTCAATATTACCCGGTCCATAGATTCCAAGTAATATCTTCATCCACGTTTTATCCGATACATTCTTACACGGGAATGATCCAAGCCATCTCCACACGGGAATATCCGTTGATGCATTTTCAATGGAACGTAACATGTTTGTGATGCTTTTCCATCCAAAGCCCTTTTCATCGACAGCATCTTGGAAATCATAACGATACAAATCACGAATGTATCGAATATATCCCATATCGAATAACGATGTCAAGATTCCTTTGGATACACCAAACATCAGCATGGATTTACAATATCGAATGATATTACCCAGCTTACGTCCATCACAATTTGGATTACAACATTCTACTTGACGTAACGATGACATGTCCAACTTCCCACCACATACCGGACACTTATCGGGTATTGGGATTGGTATATCACCATCACCCTTAGTATCCAAAAAGTATGGCACGATGTTGTACATGATTCGTACTGTATCATGATATCGTAGATTCATATTTCGAACACGTTCAAACGTCGATAATCCAACATTCGTAACCCGTACATGATCAAAGTATACGGGTTTTACAATTGCAACTGGAGTAATCCGTCCCGAGTTACCGAACTGCCATTGAATATCAATCAATTCTGTTTCAGCAACCAAGTACAAGATCTTGCATGCAATCTCATATTCGGGATCAACTTCATATGCAGTAGCCCGACCATTATACACACATTTGGAAATGACAACACCATCACATGCAAACGTATCTGCATCACATGATGGACATATTCCAATCGGAGTGTCGTATGTTGCACCATTCTCCAATATCGTGTCGATTAATCCTTGGATGGAATCATATGCTTTGGAATCACACATGAATCCCAAACGGAAATCCACATACTGTTTGTGATTACTGTACACACGTAATGGAATCAATGTAATCAGTTCAGCCATTTCTACATTCCGAGAAGTGATCGTTGCTGCAACGAAATCTCGTGCACGTTTATAACGATTACGAATACTTGGTTGTTTGTAAAGCTGTTCGGCTAATATGGCTTCGAACTTGATTGCCGATGCGTTTTCCAAATGCAAATCCCGTACATATTGTTCAATGTATGGAATATGCTTTTGGAATAACTCCGTTACATCAACGGATATGCCGTTGTCATAATCACCACGTGTGAAGAACCGTCTTTGATTGAAGTCATATGCAACCGAAGTACCATCGAACTTTGGTTGTACTTGAACATTTATAGTTGTTCCATCATCAAAGCATTTGTGCTCCCATTCTACATATGTCTTCTGTCCGGCTCTCATTGGTGTTAACACGCCGTATACTTTGTCTAATGTTGCATTCATTTCATTACTAGAATCCGGTTTTTTAGATCTGACGAAAGGTCTGGACTCAACACCATTTTCATTAACATAATCTTCCAAGATTTGATCGAAACCTGCATCATCGATATCGGGATTCCCTTGAGAATATGAAATCGTCAAAATATCTATCAGATGTCTTGTTGCAACTTTAAATGTTTTATTTTTAATAACTTCGAAAAATTTATTCAAATCCATATAATTTGTTCTGTAATATGCTGAGTTTTCGAAGTTATCATATAATATGTGTTTTATCACACTCAATGTGATGAATTGATGTTTGTCGTGATTCATAATGTCATATACTTTTCTTGGACTGCCATGAAAAACTCTTAACATTAAAAGTTCACGAATAAGATCAATCGTTTCTGTTGGGATATTATTAATACTTTGCATTCTTTTATAACTCCTTTTCCATTTTACTGAGTTATTCATTATTTTTCGAAACTCATCAAGATCATATTTTTCGGATCTTTGATATGATTTTTCACATCGTTTAATCGATTTAATCACTGTTTCTGTTAATTTTGGATACATCTCATGATCAATGTTATCATATATCAATTTTGGAGAATTGATATATTTTTCGTCTAATAGCATTGTTCTAACCATATCCAATTGATTTGTTGGTATAATGTCATCCACATATTTGCAAAATTTAATATTTGATACATCTTGGAATTCAAATGAGTTATTATAAGCATTTTTGCGTTTTATTGAATATATTTTACCACGTGTAATATTTGGGTGATCTTCATGTATTGTTTCATATATTAATTTTGCACTTCCTCTATATGCGGGGTCCATCAACATTTTACGAATCATATCAATTTCTTCAACCGATATATCTGTCATCTCCATTATTAGAGAAGCATGTTTTGAGTTTGTTTGTTGATCAACAATTTCTATATTTTTGACATGATTGTTCATTCCATTGTTGTCGATATGATTAATGATTTTCATATTTTCAGTCACATTATTTCTTAGAAATTCATATGCGACAAGTCTGTGTACCACCACATTCACTTTACCAAAAATTCCTTTTAAACTGACACTACCGTACCTGTTAACAAACTTCCAAATTGAAATCATTTTCAATGTTTGTTTTCGTCTAACGTTTCCAAATGATGATACTTCATACATATCTGGATATATTCCGGGATACGTGATTGTTTTCCATATCTCTATATCTTCAATCCATTCTAAATTTGAAACATGATTGTTATGAGTATTTCCGTCAATGTGTTTAATTGTTAATTTTAAATCTTTTAAAGTTTCTGGAATTTTGATAAAAGTCATGGCAACAAGTTCATCAATTGCAATTAATTTACAACCAAATGAATTATCATATTTTTTGAAGAATATTAAATCGAAATCATATCCGTTTGTTGAATTATACATAGATTCCATTATTTTAGAATTTGAATTTCTAAAACGACCGAATGATGATATCATTGTTCCTTCTTTTACATTTGGAAGGTTAACGGGTTTCCATATTTCTAAATCCATTTTATTCATCTCAATCTACCGTTCTCTTTTTCCAATAACACATCATAAGCTTCACCGGGGATCCCAATTGGGATCCCCTGTTGATAAGCTTTGATATATTCGTCCAATTGCGCTTTGGTAACACTCATGTGTCATCACCATCACTTTCATCTGCAACTTTGATCATGTCTGTATCACGAATACGTCGATAATATACAACGTACTGACGTTTCTGTCCATTCTCATTGTCACTTGTTAATTTGAATACACGGAAACAACCGCGATCATTACTATTTGGATTATTGTAATGATCCCAATGTAATCCCATACCACGAGATGTATAGCGTTTGTAACTCGCTTTATCTCCCATGGCAACGATCTTGACCATTGCATCACGCAACACGGTGGCATCGGTTGCTTTCATGATTTTGATATCTTTACGTATCAGATTTCCTTCTGACATTGTGTCGATACATACCGCATACTTCATTTGAATCATATCCTTTCTATTGTGATTAATGCCAATCTTCCAATATGGCAATGATCAAATCGAGAATGTTCGTATCTGCTTCATCCTCATTTTTCTCATACCAGTTTGGTATACTTTCTTGTTTGGTTTCTTCTTTGTAATCTGCCATTGCAAACTCCTCCTTTGGATTAATGTGTAATGATACTTGCATATCCATTACATATTAATGATATAATTATTTAGAAGGCAAATAATAATTGAATATAAATCTATTATTTTGAAATTTGAAATATATATAATTAAAGTGTATAAAGAGGAAGACACAGGGTCGACCTCACAATTTTCCCGGGAGTTTTCTATGCTCCCAGAAAGGCAGGATATTATGGCTATCAAGTTCAACAATGACAATGGCGGTTATTTCGTAGATGTGACTCCTACGAATAACAAAGTCAACAATCAGCTTACGAATGCTTCTCGTCGTTACAATGATGACGAGGCATTCGAAGCTGCAATGGCCATCGGTCTTGCAGCTGCATTCGTAGGTGCAGCTGCTGCAGCTGCAGCTGATGACGACTACAGCTACAACCGCCGCGAGGCGGAACGAGCACGACGTGAGGCAGAGGAAGCCGAGCGTCGCGCTCGAGAGGCGGAGCGTCGCGCTCGTGAAGAGCAGGTCCGTCTCGAGAGCAAGAAGCGTGAACTTCTCGCTCGCGTAAACCAGGTTAACGGTCTGACCCTGGACGAAGTGACCGATAAGGTTGCTGAGTTCGCGGTTAAACCGAACCATGAGGACATCATGAAGCGGGTGTTTACCATCCGCCTGGTCCTCAAGACCTTATGGAACCAGGGGGTCCGGTTCCAGAAGATCTACGATTATGACCGTCATAACCTGACCATTACCGGTCAGGACATTGACGGTCGCACAGTCAGGATGGATCTGTCGTGGACCGGTAAGATCCAGCTGGATTGCTACGGCGCCAGCTTGGTCCGCTATGACAGCGGCCGGCCGTTCAAGAACTACGAGAGCCTCGTTAAGGCGTCCAACAAGGACGCTTACGAGGAGCTCTACAGAGCGCTCTCGTACTAATCCTCATCACGCCCCGGTTTATCCGGGGCGTGTTTTTTGTTCATTTTTTGTTTCCAACCGCAACTTAAACATTCATTATATTATAAAGGAAGGGAGTGTGATATTCAATGGCTCGAGCAGTGAAATGTTTATTTTGTGATCGATCATTCACAGATAAACACAAGTATTGCAATCATGTTGCATCTAAACATAACGATATGATTCCGGAAGAATATGAACCATTGGAATATGCATATTCTTTATTTGTACATAAAGACATCGGTCGAACATGCACACAATGCAGAAAGAACCCAGTTCATTTCAATCGTGAGACATTGAAGTATGAACGATTGTGTGATGATCCACGCTGCAAAGAAGCATATGTCACCATGATGAAATCTCGTATGAAGAATAAATATGGTAAAGAACATTTGTTGAATGATGCAGATATGCAACGCAAGATGATTTTCAATCATCCGCAAGCACGTGATTTCATATGGGACGATACACATAAATTCCGTGTGATTGGTTCATATGAAGCAGACTTCTTGAATCAATTGAAATCATTGGACTGGTCACCAGATGATGTGATTGCACCATCACCAAACAATTATTGGTACAAGTGGCAAGATGGTTCCACACATTTATACATTCCCGATTTCTATATTCCGTCTTTATCATTGGAGATAGAAATCAAAGAGAGTGACAATACTTCCAGTCGAATGGAACATTCACGTGAGATTGAATTCTTGAAGGATAAGCGTATGCGTGCAGAAACCAATTCCACTGGTATCAATTACATCAAGATCGTTGATAAGAACTATGATGAGTTCATTGAATCATATGTCAAATCAACAAACAACATCCCCGAATAAGGTGGTGAATTTTTTGTATGCTTGACATTAAAGGAATCACATTGGAAGAAGTTCAGAAACGATACCCACCAACGTTTCAACCACTTGGATATGATACACCATTGGACATTTCTCCATTGGGTAAACCACTTGTGATATCATCATTTGAAATGTGTATCAATGTGATATTGACATTGTTGATGATGAAACCCGGTCAATATCCATCCATACCAGAACTCGGGATTGATATTGAATCTTATTTACATGAATATGCCGATGACACTAATATTCCGGATAAGATTAAATCACAATTGAATGAACAATGTAATCGATTACAATTGACAGGTATCAATATTGAAGTTACCATGGACACAACCGATCCATCGATGAATGCGTTAGTCATCATGATTACCGGAACTGATAGAATTGCATATGGATCCGAATCCAACAAAGTCATCATTGGCATTACATATGATCAATTGAATCGATTGTATATGCGTAAGCATTACATTTAATAAAAGAAGAAAGGAGGATCCATTCAGTATGGACATTAAAGAGAAACGAAAACGTATTGAATTCCAAGTAGTTCAAACAATGAACTTGATCGATCCAACTGGTATCAATGCAAAAAAGTATCAAGCAATGTTTGCTTCCATGAATGATGTACAATTCTCCAATTGGATCACGAAGTTTCTTGCAGATGACAAATCCAACTTCCGTGTCGATATTGAAGAATTCGGTGATGGTAAACGTGTTATGAAATATGAGAACATTGAAAAAGCAGCAAAGTTTCTGAAGATTCCATTGTTCGAATATGTATACTTACCGCACTTATCATCAAATCCAAACAAACCAATCCGTACCAAACAACCAGTGTTGGTTGGTTATTTGAACATCAAACGTGTACAACAGCTCGTATCCAAGAAGACGGGTCTTGCATTGGATGACCGTAAGCGTGATGAAAACACTGGACAATTACGTGGTGATTCCAAGGCTGGTACTATGACAGCAATCGAGAATGAACTTCTTGCAGGTATGGGTGCAAATGATATATTGTCTGAGATATGCGGTGCCCGTGCAGATAATGTCACCGAGTATGATAACATGTTACAAGAAATTGCATCCACAGGTTCCGTATCTTTGAAGAATGTCAAAACGAATCAGTTTGATAAACCCTCATTATTACAAGCAGATTTGTATTTCAAATTGATGGGATTGAAAACTGATATCATATCCGAATCGTATTACAGTGTCGACAAGATTCGTGCTGTAATGCATAATGATTAATTTTTTATTTTTTATTTTAGGAGGTATTTCAATGAAGATTAATGTAACAGGTCGAGGCAAGGTTCCGGGTATTAATGCAATTGCTCCCGTGTATAATCGTGAAGCTGATGAAAAGCTGATTCGTCGTATCTTGGCATTTCGTGTATTCCGTGTGTTTGATTGTGAATCAGGTTGTCAGATCACTTCCAAGAATATTTCTGAATTCATCAATCGTGCTGCATCAACACTTGATGATGTTGCAAATGATACAACAAAACCGAACATTACAGTTCCACCGCTTGAGAAAAAAACCATTAAACCGATCCCGAAGACTGATGTTCCAGTTGAACCAACTGTTCCACCAGTCATCACCGAAGATGAAATCACAGTTGATGAATCTGTATATGAAGTCGATGATACAACCACATCCGATGTTGTTGTTGCAGAAACTACCATTGCAGATGATACAGCCGATGTCGTCGAAGCAGTTGAAGACGATACAGACAATACCATCGAGATCGTTGATGATGTTACTGTAACCGAAGACGCTGCTGTTGATACAGATGCTGATGCGACAATCAAAAACGAAACGTATCGTCCATCCAAGCGTTCCAAGCGTAAGCACCACTAATATCAGGGAGGTGCATCCATTATGTTTTTTATGGAACAAGACACCGACATCTATGAAGAACAGTCGTATTTATTTGACATGATCATGGAAGCTGGCGATAATTCTAAGAACTCAGAAGCAATTCAGTTCATGCGTGTCAATATTGTTGATCCAATTGTGGACACATTATCCAAACCTGCAAACAAAAAGAAGTATATCGATCATGGTGTGGAGTTCTTGGATGCAAATGCAGAGATGCTTGCACGTGAATTCCCCACCAAACGAGTTACGTTCCCGCGTAAATATGTTGACCGTTGTCTGGAGATCTTTGGTTTTACAACTGATACTTTCCGTAAGACAACTAAAGAAATGGCTAAATATGTCGATGCTTCAAAAGATTTTAAAACAATTGCAGCAACACCAACCAATCTCATACATGCGGTTGTGTTATATTATGCAGATATGATTGGACATCGACAGCTTCGTGATTCCGCACGTCAACAACTTGGATTAACCGTATATGGATTAATCTTCAATAAGTATTTCCCAAAAGCGGAACCTTCCATTCCGGTTATGACATATACATACATGCAACTTGACCATACATGGAACTTGGTTAAATCAGAAAACGTTATCAATTGGATTGGTTCAACCGTAGAGTCTTGTTTTGGATTTTTCCGTTCTTCATTGTCACTGGATATGTCTCCAAAGGTGTTGGTAGACTTCTTGAATCGTGTTCGTACATCTTTCAACCAGAATATGAGATTACTTGCGAATCGTTACCATGATAACTTGAATAATGGTAATAAGATCGGTGATGATACCAAAGGTGGAGATGATGAAGAATACGTTGAAACCAAATCGACATCTGGTATTCGTAATACCTTATTACGTATGATTCGTCAAAACGACCGTGATTATCATACCAATGGTCGTCTGTATAAAGCAATTGCTCAACAGAAGAATGTGAAACAGAATGAGTTATTTGAATTGGCACAACGTGTTCAAAAAGAAGATATCTCCAATATCATTGATTTGATACTGTATGTGTTTATCACCAAAGAAGGTAATGAAATCAAAGACATTAATTCTTCTAAATACATTTCTCGTATCACAAATTTCCCAACAGCAATTGATCGTGCAATTGCAGGTAAACCAGTTATTGCACCATTCTCCAAGAAGTATAAATGTAAAGATGAATATACGCGAGCATATATCTGCGTATTAGCGACATTTATTCTGATGAAGATCAATCAATGCAAAACATAAATAAATGATGGTGGGGGCATATGCCCCCACTGTTATAAATTTATTATATTAAAATTTGAAATATATATAATTAATATGATAGAACAGACAAAGTCTGTACTCACTCTTGTGAGAATACTCAACTATCTTAAGCACGGAATCCCAACCGTGTGGATCCCATGAGGATAAAGGGAGAAAGGGAAATTATGGAAAAGCTTATTGCAATGCTCGACGAACTGATGGAGTCGGGTGACTTCAAATCGACAGTGTCTGATGAGGACGGTCGGACGTATCTCGGTGGTGAGGCGACCACTGAGATCGATTATGCAGCTTCCGGGCTGCTGATCGAATCCGGAGGCTATCCGGATTACGATGCCATGGATCAGCTTAAGAAGCTGTCGAACGGGCGTTACTTTGTAACACCCGGTGAGACCGACAGCTTCTGCTGGCTCACCGGTTGCCTGCACACTCCTGTAGGCATCATCGTCTACGGATGATGAATGGTCCTGGGCATGACCATAAACCGCCCACCACTAAGGGTCCCCGGAACTCCCTACAATGTTCTGGAAACCAATCATTCAAGGAGGATGTATTATGAATCACATCGAAGCTTACATTACCGGCCTCAGAGAATCTGCGCGAGAAGCTGATGAGAAATATCAGCTTCTCAAGGAAAAGTACAAGGAGCTTCTGGCACTCATCGATGAGTATCACAAGCTTCTCAGTGAAGCCGACCAGCAGCTTCACCGCTGCACTGGTCTCGCTAAGTTCATTGCCGCAGAAGCGGCAATGTGTGGTGAGACCGAAGCGGCAAAAGAGGTTGATGACCTCGGGCAGATGATCAACGCGAAGTACGAGCATCTGCCTCGTCGCGTTTATCTCAATACCGATGAGGATGATTTCATCTAAGCGGTATTGAGGTTATGAGGAAGGGAACCCGGGACCCCCTAAAAGTGTCCCGGAGAAATTTTGGAGGTTGTCATGAATAAATTTACAGAAGAAACGCTCGCACAATATGATCACTGAAAGGAGGAGGTGAAATAATGGAACACGTCTACGACGCTATTACACGATATGGAAAACATATCGTGCTTTTGCTCGACATGACTCAACAAAGAACCCCGCATCACAAGCGGGGTTCTTTTTTGGTATGAAAACGAATCATTAACATTGATCATGTCTTCAATGAAATTTTATTTTTATAGAAAGTGAGTGGTAAAGTATGCCGTTAAAGAGTACGCAGACGAATAAGTATGAAACCGCATGTTTCATTCAAGAGTCTCCACAGTCTTCGGAACTGAAACCTGGCGGATATACGGTTCGTCAATCTGCATTTGGTACACCCATATGTGACTTTGATGCAACTCTTCAGACATTCAATTGTTATAACAGAATGGGTCGTCGATATGATGCACAGAATTTGGATTCTGTTATTAAAAATGATGAAAGAATTCAGACACTTTTGAGACAGAACAAATGGGAACAGGAGCTATCGCATCCGTCACCGTTAAACAAAGGAGAGCAATTGAGTGATATCCGTATGACAATCCCAAAAGAATTAAATGTTTGCTCATACATTTCCAAACCACGACTGGAAGGTGATCGTTACAGAGGACACATTACCACACAAGCAACAAATGATGCTGGTAAATATGTCACATCATTAATTCTCGATCAGGGTGGTGTTCCATCATATTCTGTACGATTACTCGGAAATATGATTCCGAATGCTCGACCAAACTCCCCCAATATCAGAGTCAATAAGGTTATTACATTCGACTGTGTATCGTTCCCGTCTCATCATGATGCGAATGCGGACATCACCCCGAGAGTTATGACCGAGGGTTATCAGATGAATCTTGAAGGTGATGAGGATGGTTATGGACGTGTCGTATTCTTACAAGAATTGGCTCAGTATTGTGCAGACAAGGATGAGAATATGAATGTCATCATGGAGTCTTTTGAGCTTTCACTTGATGAGATCACTGGTATTGCAAGTGGTAATATTATTATTGACTCTCATGATCAATCCAGAATTGTAGTTCCGTTACGTGGTGATACTTACAGAGAAGCAATGAGTATTCTCAATGGAGGGTTTTAAATATGGCATCGACAACAACAGAAGCAATCAAAGTCAATAACATGTACTTTGTTAACTTCATGAAGTGTGTGGATGCATTAAATTCTTTTTTCTCATCTGGATACAAGACTAAGAACTTTCCCATGATTGAGGATGAAGATGATATTGAACCAACCATTCTTCATATCATCAAGATGATGAATAACATTGATCCGGCATGGATTGATAATGCGGAAAAGATTGAAGATGTCATTGACACCATCAATCGTTCAACCGAATCCATCGTCTTTGATGAAAGTAATGAAGAAGGTGACATCAACATCGACCAATCCATTACAGAATTAGCCGAAGAGTTTGTATCATATAAGATGTTACAGTTTATGGCTGATCACAAAACGGAATTGGAATCGTTGTTTGATGGAATTCACTCCATGAAGTTATTCACCACTCCGAGTCAATATGCAGACGCAATGGATCTGTTATCAACACCGATTAAGATTGATGAACTGACAGATGGTTTAATTGAGTATATGACCGGTGGAGTTGGTTACAAAGTATTTGATATTGGAACATATGTTGGTGGTGTATTTCATTCTGATGATATTACACTTCCACCCAGTATGAAACAAGATGCAGAAACAGAACGTGTCAAGAAGCATCTCGATAAAGATATCAAAATCATCATTGAAGATGTTGATGTTGATAATGATACGTCTAACATCAACGAGTCGTATGTGTATACCGAACGTGCGGAGATTAATTTTTTTGAAGAAACCAATCCACCACACATTCGTTATCATGAAGACTCTAAGAAGTGGCAGATATCAAAACAATTCACAGCAGCAATCACACGACTGTTAGCTGGGTTGAAGACATGTGATACAACTGATGACATTGAAGAATTCTTGAATACAAATGCAAATCGTATCAATCCCGATGATTATACATGCATGGTATTACCAGTCATATTGGCACGTGTATTTGATGATGCAAAAAAGTTCAAGAATCGTGTATTTGATGAGAAAGCACTCAGGAAGTACACCGATTCGTATGCTTCCATTATGAAACAAAACAAGGGAGCTAAGAGCTTTAAGAGTTACGATTTGTTCTCTGTATTTAAAGCTGACAAAGAAGGAACCATGCAGTTCTTGGAAGACTTTCTGACATTACGTTTGGTATCTGATCCAAATGCATATATCAAGAATCATGAGTTGTTGATTTTGTTTAATATCTTCGACTCACGGATTTATTTCGATATATTGTATAATGTCATGCCGAAATCAGTTCAAGAGAATGAATGGAAAAATGAAGACAACTTTGTCAAGACCATTCGTGCTCGATTGAATGCAAACTCCCGTAAGGCTAATCCATACGAAGATGCTAAGAAAGAACCCGTCAAGAACCAAGCACTTCAATCGATGGAAGAAGTCGCCGAATATGTATCACATACATTGAAACGATATCACGGTGACATTACCATGGAAGATGCTCGGTTGTGTGGTGAATTACATGACTTGATCGATATGGAGATTGCAACAATTGAATCTCGTTTGTACAACGAAGGTTATTCAAATCATGCATTTGACAAATTGATTATGGAGTATCGTGATCCTGGTCCTGCAGAGAAGGGTGATCTTCCAAATTACATGCGTCAGCGTCTTCAGCTTGAAAAAGAAACCGAGCAAGATGATAAGGATGAATCTAAACCAGAACAAGTACCGGTTCCTGATGGAGTTCCTGAGAATCCATTGGATGAATTAGCAGATTCCGTAGAGACACGTGCAAATGTATTTGGTCAAGATGGTAAAGAACTGGATGATGCATTTGGTAAAGATGCTGATGTAAACCCGGTTGATCCTCGGCATCCACATAAACGTGGTGATATCGTTTACAATATTACTTATAATAATTCCTTTAATAAAACAACGAATGACATGTCGGAGAATAAATCTGTACGAACAAATTCTCATGATATCAAGAATTCTACTATTAAAGGCGGTGTGAATAATACACCAGCAAACAGTAATAATAATGGCACACCTTCTGCCACAGATACTTCCAAACATATAACAATTCCAGATACGAAAAAGAATGATGAGACCTTTTCCACCGGTAACACCGTTCAAGAAGTATTCCAGATGTTGTATGCGGAAGAGCCCCTATTTGTGAAAGAGGCTGCTGTTAATAACGGTCCTCCCAAAGCAGATTCCTTAACGACTGCAATGGATCTTGACCGTAAAGCGTTAGCTGCTCAACAAGCCGCTAAACGAACTTTAAACAAAGGAATCAACACTGGTAAAGCGATGATGAAACCCATTGAACGTGCGAAAGATTGGTTGACAAAAACTGTCGACTCATTGATCAAACGTGATGAGGATAAAGTCAAATCAGAATTGATTGAGAATGATTCATATCGCAATATCGTATTCCGAGCGTCTCGGGCTGCATTGAAGCTTGGACTACTGGCAACAGCATTTGCAATCAATCCATATCTTGGATTCTTAGCAGGCATTGTCGGTGGTGCAAAAGAACTGGATAAACAAACGCGTTTGCGTAAAGAAGTCCAGAATGAATATGTAACCGAGCTCAAGATTATTGATGAACGTATTAAAGCATGTGATTCTGATTCGTATGGTGAATCACCGAAGAAGCGTGAGGAACGTCTTCAAGAGAGAGCTCGTTTAATGCGTCTTCGTGCGAAGATGGTTGAACAAGCATCACGTGTAACCAATACGCCGATTCGTAATCCAAAAGAATTTACTTAATGGAGGTGACTGCGATGGCATTTGATCTGTTCCTGATGGTTATGGAAGCTGAAGGGGATCTGATCGAGCCATTCGATGGTGGAACTGATACTCCTCCTGACACTGGTGCACCACCCAGTGGTGATGCTCCGGCACAGTCAGCTCCACCAGATGGAATGGATGAACCACCACCCATGGCGGATGACGCATCACTTGGTTTGGACGAAGGTATGCCTGGTGGTGAACAAACAAGTGATGATGCCGTGGATGATCAGCTCGGAAATGATTCCGGAGATGATCAAACAAATGATGATAATGCAAATGATGTCAAGCTATCCGACAAAGCCAATGCTGTATTGAATCAACGACTCTATCAACAAATGATGGATCGTAATCAAGAAATCACTGACATAATGGAAAACTTGAATAAAATCAATCCTGTATTATCATATGAAGTCGTCAAATTAAATGAGAAGCCAGTATCCAGATTACGGGCTGCTCAAGAAAAGTGTAAAGAATACATGTTAAACAAATTTGTCGACTCTAAATATGGAGAGAACATGTTGTTCTTCCAAAAGGTTGATGCATTGTACACACTTCTTCTACAATGCATTGATACAAATCTCAAAAAATACGATGAAGAAAATTCTTAACAAAGGAGAGATTCATAATGGCTTTCACTCGTAATGCTACACATGGAACTTGGTTCCAGGAGCAGCAGGCAATGGTTAATAGCCTGACTGATCGTGAACTCAGTGGTCTTCGTGACAACTTCGATTCCAACTTCGAAAATGTTGTAGGTGATATCAAGCATACATATGGCGTTAACGTAATGGCTGATGCCAAGAGAATGCTTGAGAACCCGGAGATCATGACCGAGTATAAGACTCTGCTTCTGGATCCGATTCTGAATGATCTGAGATCTTATCCTGCAGAGACCAATGCAGAGAAGATGCATATGGAGCAGGTTGCTGATCAGCTGGATGCTGCATGGGATTCTTCCGTAAAGTCCTTCGTGGTACAGGAGTCTTACAACGTTTCCAACTATCTGCCTCTGTCTACTCTGGACTTCCCGGCACTGGTTAAGCAGTACATCCGTTTCCTCGGTAAGGAAATCATTCCGGTACAGACTGCATCTTCTGTAAACATTGAGCAGCGTATCTTCACCAAGTATCTGGTAAACAACCAGACCAACGAGGAGTATGAGACTCCGGCTATTTACTTCAAGAAGGATACTGATGGCAAGCCGCTGTGGAAGAAGCTGTGGAATGCTGGTAAGGGTTACAGAATCAATGAGGCGATGCTGTCTCTCGATACCATCAAGGCAGCTCCGAATCGTAAGTTCGACATCTTCACTTGGCTGCTGGATGATGAGGGTAATGCAATGACTCTGGATCGTAAGACCAATCTTCGTGCAAGACTGTCTTATGATTTCAACATCCAGTATGTACACGTAACCAAGGGTGGTGAGCCCACTTACACCTACACCGCAGTAGAGCTTGATACCGAGCCGACTGGTTGGCCTACTGGTTACTACAAGGACACCAATGGTACTCCTGCTCCGGAGACATTCGCAGCTGGTACCTACTACACTCGTGAGGAGAGTGGTACAACCGGTTCCAAGGTTAAGCTTCCTGGTGGTGGTATTCAGATCGATATCCAGAACGGTGGTGTATTCCTGAACGGTGGTATCACTGAGGATATGAGACTCGCTATCATCGACGAGGCTACCAATCTGCCGACCGGCAAGACCATGACTGGTATTGCAGACAGACTGAGTGGTGTTGTTGATTTCGTCAAGGGTTATGTAACTGCATCTTCTTGCGGTACAATTGATGGTATCTACATCAATGGTAGAATGTCCAACGAAACCAACATGAGAACCATCGGTTTCCGTGAGTATCCGGAAATCCGTAAGTTCCTCATTTCTGATGGTTGCAGATTCCAGCTTCCGTTCACTGTTGAGGACTTTGCTGAGGCGAATGCTTCTCTGAACTTCAACCTGTACAACCGTCTCGTTCAGGAGCTCGTTACTGCTCAGGAGATGTTCGAGGACGAGTCCATTCTTGAGTTCCTGGATGAGGAGTTCGAGAAGTATGATGGTTATGATTCTGATGTATGGGCTCTGGAGTCTTATACTCATACCGAGTATGTTGACATGAACCCGACTGCACTGTCTCCTAACTTCGCAGGCGATCCTTGGGAGTACAGAACCAATGCAATCCACAACTCTATTGCATCTCTGATCTATGAGCTGTGTGATCGTGGTAAGCTGGAGAACCTCGGCTTCGTAATCTACGGTAACCCCAAGGCAATCCGTCTGATTCAGAAGTTCGTAACTTGGACTGTTCAGAAGTCTACCGAGATCGGTGGTGTTCAGATGAACCACAGCTTCGGTGTTATGACTGACTTCGAGACTCCGGTACGTGTTGTTGCTTCCAACAGAATCGAAGCTTACACTACCATTCCGGCATACCAGGAGAATACCGACGAAGGCGATGTATCCCGTGAGTATTTCTACCACATCGTCGCTTATCCGATGGATAAGTTCCACATCTCTTACAAGCACCTCAGATTCGCTCGTCACCTGACGAACTCTCCTGAGAATGCAGCGTATGCAGATGCTGCAAATCCGGGTGGTGCTGCAGTATACGTAACCACTTCCGCACAGTACAAGACGATCTCTATCCAGGGTATCCAGGGTAGAATCATCTTCAAGAATACTGTACTTGTTCCTGATTCCAAGGCAGGTCTGGTTGTTACTACCGACGCTGTTGATGATGATCAGGATGGTAACGGTACTGATGGCAACCAGCCGTAATCGTACTTGATAATTTACGATTGAATATGTGATATAAAGAGACACGCCCCATCATGGGGCGTGTCTTTTGTAATTAATTATTGGAAAACATTTCAATCATGGATACTGTTTTACGAACAATGTATTCGATATTAATATCCGGATATGTTTCTGCAGTACGAATGATAATTTCTTTCAATGCATCTTTATATGGAGAACGTAATCCTGCAGCCAATGATATTTCAGTTGTAATCTGATCTTTAATGGTTGCAGCAATCTGTTCTTCTTCTTCAGGTGTTGGTAACTTTGATGGTTGTTGAGTTGATTGAACATTCAACACAGTTGTTAATGTGGTTGATAAAGTGTTGACACTTTCCGATAACTCTTGCAACTGGTTCGATTGATCATTTAATTGTTGTGATAAGCTAGTAATGTGAGCAGTGTTCAAGTTAATATCTGTAATCCTACTGAGTATATCATACATTTGTTTGTCATGTTTCTTCTTAAACGAACATGATATGACAATGATTGCAATTAAACATACAATGATGATCGATAATAATACCAGTGTAATTGTGAATTGATTCATAATAAACCTCCAAAAGAAAGTGAGTTGATTGAACATGAGTTTGTTTACGACATTGATTGAAGAGTCTGTTAAGAACCGTAATGGTGTAACTCTTAATCAAGCATTAACGATTATGTTCCCCGAAAAGATGGAAGATAAGACGTTTATGATTCATGAGTATGATGGTGATGTACCAAGATTATTTGGTACAGATAAAACCATCGAATTGATGATTCCCAATGATATGGATACAATCGTTGAGAATGCTGTGGTAGATGCAATTAAGACTGGTACATTATTCGATGATGCTGAGAATGTTGCAAATACCGCCAACTATATCACCGTAACAAAACTGCCAACGATTGGTATGATTAATCGTGGAATGGATGAACCGAATGCATTGAAGTATGCAATCGGTAGTGTTGTTGGTGGTATGAATGCGGATGGTCATTTTGGACGTGATGAAAGTGATATTGAGAATGGTATGAACTTCACCACAGATTGCATCGATCATGGCACTGAAGATAACATTCATGACTTGATTGGTTCTTATGTAAATGCACGTGATGTAGATAAGCTTCCGATTATGTTTAAGAAGTCAACACGTGGTATTGACAAAGATATCGAGAATGTTCACAATGTTAAACCCGAAGACACAATCAGTGACGAAGATATCGAACGTGGTTTCCATAAAACATCTGATGACGATATTGAAGACTTCGAAGATGATGTTGAATCCAAGACTGAGAGTGGTGGAATACTCGGAGTCGATTTGGCATCTCAAGTAAAAGCTAAGCTTGCAGAAACGAGAGCTCAAAGTGATGCAGAGCTTGATAAAATAATGGCTGATAATGATAGAGACCAAGCAGAAATTCACAAGAAAGCTGCTGAAATGAAAGCTCGTATTATGGCTCGTAGAAATGCATCTAATAATGTAAAAGAATGTGGTGGAGTATGTGGTGTTGAAGAAGGTGATGAATCACAGCGTTCTCCGGAGACTGGTATACTACCAACTGATTACTGGGACGAAGATGGTGACACCGATTATGTGGATTATTCTTCCGAGACCGGTGGTGAAATGCAATCTGGCGAAACACCAACAACCCCAACATCCACTGATGCTATGGATTCTTCATATAATGAATCATACGAAGAAGAAGTTGATCAATATACCAGATACATTCAAGAAGGACTGTTTAATCGTCCGAAGAAGTTGAAACCCATTCCTCGTGATGTTGTTGCATATATCACCGTTGAAATGAATGACATCAGGGACGCGAATGATCAAGCAATGATTGCTGGGTATTGTTGTGCGAAACTGGAATTGGTTGATTTCTACATTACATGTATCGATACCAAGGATGATCGTTACATCGTTCCACATACTCGTGAATACTTGGTTCAGATGCAGAACGATCTGAATCGTTTGTTAACACGAATTCTTCAGATTCGTCCTGTCAATAAGAATGATAGAATGTGGAAAGCAATTCTTCCTGTATAATATCATGGAGGTGAAATAACAATGGAGTCTAGTATCAAGAATTATATCACAATGAACAAGGATCTGTTTACGGATGTCCAAGCATCATATTCACGATCCAACAGTGTTGATCAATATGGAAAATATACCATTTTAGATTATGATAAGATCATGGAGTCTATCTGCGATTATGTAGATGGATATTTAAAGTATAAAGAAGACGATGATGATCGTTATCGTGGTAAGATCAATGCTTCTACTGAAGCATTTTACAACAAGATGTTTACGGACACGGTGATGTATCGTAAAACAATCACATTAGCCGAGTTTACGACTATCAACAAATCCTTCTTGGAATGGACAAAGAAGCTTCAGGATAAAATCCAAGAATTGGATGATCATGTGGATTACGAAGCTAAGGGTTTAGCGATCATGACAGATCGTCAATACAAGAAGCTCGGTAAAGTAATGCGTGATGATATGTACATTTACATGTGGAAAACGATTGGTATGAGCATTGACAATCGTATCAAGATTGCATTCGATGACTCAACCACACCTGTGATGCATCGTGATCGGAGTTGATTGATATGAACATTTCCGAAGTAACACAAGATCTCAAGTTGACACTTGGATTGAATGCAATTGCATTACCATTTAAACAATCTACTGAACAAGTGATTGGTGAAATCTTACAGACATCTATTCGTACATTCTCACGATTTAA